TGCCGAATAGACGCTTCATACCGTCTGCAAGGTTGCGCACCATTACCTCAATCTGACCAGCCTGTGATTGGATTGTAGCTTGAACTGCAGCCTTTGTGGTGGACTGCATCGCATCTGGGTCTAGCCCCATAGACGCGCGAGACACGCCAGTTTTGTTCTCTACAACTTGATCCATGTACGTAAGCGCACCTAATGTCTGGCCTGCAGTAAATGGAACGCTAAGCTCCTGCACAGCGCCTGCCTGACGCATACGCACGATTGCGCCAATCTCGTTGTTCAGCACATCGTCAATATTAACCGCACCATCAACAATACCAATGCGAGGGTTGTTCGTCATAGCTACGTTATCAAGTACGCCGCGTAGGATAGCTGTTGCTGCGTCTTGGTCATCAATAATGATTTCCGCAAGAGAACGTCCGTAGAATGTGTGTGGCTCTGGATCAACCTCAAACACTGCAAATGGCACCTCATCCCAAGGCTCCATGTCTAGCAGTTGATAGCTTGTGCCACCGCAGATAAAGCGATGCAGAACTGGTACACCTGTGCCATCTACGTCAATCTTCATGTAGGCTTCTGTGACTGCCACAGAGCGCATCGCAGGATCGCCCTCTTGATCCTCGTAGTCATCTTGTGAGTAACCCTGACGCTCTATAGTTTCAGCCTCAGAGATGTCTGATGCTCCGTATAAGCCATCTAGCTTGTATACGTCCTCAAAGTCATACCCCATCTCTACAAGCTCACCCACGCGCATCTCTGTGCGGTGCGCTACGATATACGCATCATCTATATTGCGGGCCTGTGAGTTAATAAAGAACTCTTCAGGCGGTACGCTTTCTAGGCGTAGCTGACCGTTAGGTATTTGTCTGCTAATCTTCAGCGAATGGATTGGCGAGGCTACTTCCATGCCAAACTCATCCATGCTCATAGACATTTCCATGCCATGCTCAAGGATTTCAACATCATCATCTGAGGCCAGCAAGGTGTATTCTTCGTCTGTCAGATTGTCATACGTGAATATCTCAGCTTTGTAGCTGTTCTCATAGTACGCTTTGACGATACCTGTTTTCTTAATCAGCGCATCATGGATCGCATCGTTTAGCACGCGATACCCGTCATTCTTGGTGAATGCATAGTGAATGTACTGCGTAGCTTGCTCTGCTGCAGCAACGTCCTCTGGGCCTTTTGGTAAGAACTCAACAGGCTTGGACGTAGACATGAATACGCGCATGATGCTTGGCTTAACTGAGCGAATGGTGTCGCGCACCTTAGTCGCTACAACTCTGCTGCGCCCGTCTTCGTAGCCTATGTCAACTTGACCGTCAAAGTAGCGCTGAGCCTTGATGCGCTCATCTGTGATTTCGCTCTCAACAAAGTCTACAGCCTGCGCCATAGCGTCTTGAACGATACCTTCAATCTCGCGTCTGTCTTTTGCTTGTGGCTGCATGTGTTACTCCTGCGGTATTTGTGGCGTTAGGCCCAGTAGGACGCGAATATCCTGATCAATGTCTTTTCTCTGACTTGGCTTAACGCCAGATATTATCATATCCCTAATGCCCTCAACAGATTGGACTGCCCTCTTGTCGGCTCTTGACTTTGCAGTCATGCCAGCAACAGTGGCAGCGGCCATGCGAGGGTCATTGACTATAGCGCCCAGATTTAATGCCGCCATTAGGCCATTGCCAGAAGGTGACAATTTACCAACAAGTCTCATAAAGTTTTCACCCATAGAGCCTTCAACAAACTTTTGCATGATTTCTAATTCGTCTGGATCAAATTTTGCACGCTTGCTCTTGCTTGTAAGAATGCTCTTTACTGCGCGGCGATAGCTATTCACGATATTGCCGCCAGAGCCACTTGATGCTGCGCCTAATTCTGCTTTAAGCATCTCCTCATCAAACGCCTCTATTTTGCGGTATTTTCTATTTTCAGCCCTCGCAACCTTCAATAAGGCAGATGCATCTCCATCAGCGGTAACTGGGGCGCGGTCTATTATGTCATCCAGCTTATCGCGCAAAAAGCGAACTCTTGGGTCAAATCCACTCTGCTTGTAGATACTGCCCATGCCAGAGCGCAACTTATCCAACTGCGCTAAGTTAAACTCCTTACCAGCGTGCTTTTGTATCGCGTCCAGCGCGGCCTTAACATACTCGCTTCCAGCGGCATCGCGGGAATACGCGATAAACATATCGTCATTCTCCACCAACCGATCAAAGCCTGCAGCTACATCGTCCATATTAACACTAACCTTACCTCCAGCCCCCTCAAACGCCTTATACGCAGCATTCTTTGATGCCCTCTGAATATCAAGCGCGGGCATGTCTGTGGTTTTTTTCTGGAAAGCCTGAACAGTTTTATTCTTAATGCCAGATACCGCCGCAGGAGCCAAAAAAGCCCCAACTAACCTCGCCGCAGGCTCTACCACTGTTCCCTCTGTGGCCTGACCAGCTAATTCACTACCAGCCCCCGCCGTAATTGCGGTTCTCTCCAAACTTGGCCCTAGGCTAGACTTAGCGAGAACATCCGCGCCGCGCCCGACCCTTGTGGCCTGTCCGCCCGCAGCCCTTGCAACACCCTTTGCAGCAGCGCCAAGGCCTAAGCCCCCGCCGCCAAATTCTCCAATTGTGCCAGCAAACTGACCCAAGGTTGTTGGGCTTTTGTATTCTATACCGCTAGGATCAGCGCCAATAGCCGATGCAGCGGCTTCGTACCCAGATGTCAGCGCTCTACCCGTTGCGGTGTCAAGTATAGGCGTTCTGGCTTCAGCTCCAAGAGCGGCCTGCCCAGCGCGAACACCAAGCCTCCCCGCCATCTCAGGTAGCTCAAGCGCCCCTCGTATGCCGCGCAACATCCCAGCCCCAGCGGACTGTATAGCTTCGCCTATATATTCGCCAACAGTGTCAACCTCACCATCACCAATGATATTCTCTCGTAAAGAGCCTAGTTTAAGTGATGGCTTTTTCTCTGTTGTCGCTGGCGCACCCAGCATTTTCATAAGTGCAGCGTAAGCGCCCTCTGCGGTCTGGCCTGTGATGCGGTATTTATCACCGCTAGGGGCAGTGATCTCAAAAGTTGCCATCAATCACTACTCCACCTTAACAATACTGTAACCGTCAATAACTACGGGCTGGTTTGCTGCACCCCGCTCACCAGAAGCTGCTGGCTTAGCGCTTCCACCATTGCCGCCGACAACCAAATCTTTGGTGTAAGGGTTGTTAACAGACACACCTCTTTTTGCCCTACCAACACCAGCATCAATTACACTTTGTAGAGTATCAAGGGCGTCTAAGAATGCCTTTTTGCTGCGATCTCTGTTTAAGTTGACAATGGCTCTTTGCGCCTTTTCACCTTCCAGTTCGGTAATTTGACCGCCGCCTTTAAGCTCTTGGAATGCTTCCAAGAAAACACTGTTTTCCAAGTTATCAATCAACTGGATCAAGTCCGTTTCATCTTGGTCAAATACGCCCAAGCTCAGCCAAGATGAGACTGGTATCTTGCCCTCAACGCGGCCAAGGACGCCATCTAAATATTGGCTAGATTTAATCTGGTCTATAAGTTTTGTTGTGCGATCCGCTTTTCCAAGCGTCTTGGTGTATTCCTGCAGTTGCTCAAAATTCATGTCTGCAAGGTTCTGTGCTGCCCTCTTAAACCCTGCGCCTTGACCAGCCATAAATTCTTCATATTGGCCATCGCCACCTTCAGTTTTTGGCTTAAATCCTGCCGCACGCGCAGTCATATCCAGCGCCTCAAATGTTGCAGGTAAGTCTTTTTCGTTCATCTTTTCAAGAATTTGCATGTCGGACGCATCTGGCATGGCTTTCTTGTAAATATTAAACTTCTCCCCAAACGCAGAAGAGGAACTGTCAGTAGCTGTTGAGGCCTTTAAATAAGAAGCTAAGCCAGAACCAGCATCTACAGCCCCCGTTGATATGACGCCTAAATATTGCGCAGCAAGGTCATCTCCCGCATCAGCTTTTTTCGTTAAATAGTCTAAACTTTTGTTTCTTCTCTTTAGCTCTTTAGTCTCAGCCCTACGCTCTTTCATGCCCGCCGCACGCTGCTGGATAAGCGGTTGCAGCCGCGCATCACCTGACCCAGCCATGACCGCCATAGCAAGTTTATCGCTGAACTCTGGGCTTAGCCCTAGACGCTCACCTATGCCCTGCCCACCAAGCAGGCCACCTAGCAAACCTTGAGGTTTTTGAGGTTCTTGAGCCATTGCTGCACCACCTTTTCCACCAAGTATCTTGGCGACATAGTTTTGTGTTTCTGTAATGTTTGGAACGCCGTTTGCCTTTGCGACACGACTTGGGCCTGCGTTGTATGCCGCCAAGGCTAAGGCTGGATCACCAAAGCGATCTAGCTGTTGCTTCATGTAACGCGCCGCACCTTCTAAGTTTTGCACGGGATCAGTTGGATCAACACCAAGCTCTTTCGCTGTGGCAGGCATAAGCTGACCAAGCCCAATCGCCCCAGCAGAGCTAACTGCATCAGGGCGAAACGCGCTTTCTGCTTGTATTTGGCGCACGAATAAATCTGGGTCTATCCCGTATTTCTGCGCTGTTTGGTATGCAAGCTGGCGATAATCCATATCAGATCACAATAACATTAGTAGAGATGCAGGGTTAAACGGTTGGCTAGTCGTGGTTGATGTCCCATATGGTGTACCACTTAAAATCTGACTTAGCGCACCAAGTCCAGCTAGCGGCGCACCTGTTTGCCCCATGTATTGCTGCTTAGCTAAATCAAGCAACTGCTGCTGCATTCTGCGCTGGAATTGAGCTTGCTCACCAACTGCAGCTTGCGTTGCCTGACCCATGCCAAACGCCTGACCGCCAAGCCCAGCTAGACCGCCAGCAGCAGCTTGCTGCACGCCTGCACCTGCCAAGCCAGCTTGTTGGTTTGCTAGTGCCGCTTGCTGCTGCAAATTAGCTTGCTGAAGTGCGCGCTGCTGTTGCTGCCCAATGTCATACTGGGCCGCACCAAGAGCTTGCTGATATGCTTTCTCGCGTTGCTGCGCTGCAAAGTCGCCTGCCATGCGCCCGTATTCGCCAGCCGCTACGCCTTCTGCAACACCATGACGAGAGCCGCCAAATGCCTTTGCGGCAGTGGCTTGAGCGCCAAGCTGGTTCATACCTTGCTGCTGTTGGCGCATAATGTCTTGCTGCCCACGCTGAATAACCTGCTCAGTGTAGGGCGACATATACTGTTGCATATTTGCCGTAGCTAATGACCCTACTGGACCAATCTGAGCAGCTTGCGCTGTTGGAGCTTGGAAGCCTGCAAGGTTGCCGTAGGTCTGACCTGCCTGCTGCATGGCCTGAGACGCACCTTGAAACGCATTTTGTACTGGTTGATTGCCTGATGCACCCATGTCTTAATCTCCAAATATAGCCCTACTAATCGGGCCTCTGTCTCTTCCTGAGCTATAAGTATCCCCAGACGCGCCAGCGCCGCCACCGTCAAACATGTCTTTGACAGAAGTGAAGCCGCCAAACAATCCTCCAGAACTCGATCCGCTACTTGATGGTGCTGGGGCAAAAAATGGCCCATCATCGTTTCCGCCACCTGAAACTGGAGAAACCCCAAGCGGACCAGTTGCTGCCTCTGGCACAACTGGTGGCGCAATCGCTGCGCCTGTGATCGGATCAAAGCGACCAAGCCCAGCTAGGTATGCATATTGATCAGGACGCTGCTCCTGCAGACGCTGTAGCGCAGACATGTAAGCAGGGTAAGAACTATAGCCAGAAACACCGCCTGCAGATGTAACCTCTGCGTCACCCATAGTAAGCGGGGCTGGACCCTCTAAGCCAAATGCGGAAGCCATCGCGCCCACGTTGCGATTTAGCGCACGCTCTGTTTCGCTAATCTCAGCAATCTCTGGCCCCATATAAGGCACATAGCCCAAATC